AGACGCCGGAGCCGCGCGCACGCAGCGCGGCGAAGAACTTCGCGCGATCCATAATGAAAGCCTTTCGGGAATATCAGTCCCAGAGATTGATCTGCTGGGAGACCTGCGGGGGAGGGGTATACGCCGGCATCGTGATGACGACGCCGGCCGGGAGGACCTCGGGGAGAAAGACGAGGTCTGGATTGGCGCGATAGACGACAGGCGTGGTTTCGTGGGCGCCGTAAAACTTGTAGGCGATCAGGTCGACCATATCGCCATCGCTGGTCGTATAAGTCGTGGTGCCGTCCGGCTGGACGTCAAACTTCATGGTCGCCGCTTATTGCTCATCGATGAGAAGGGTTGGGTTATCGGTGGCCCCGGCGACAGACTGTGGTCCGGCGGTCGTCGGGCGCACCGTGGCACCAGCTCCGAAGCCCACTGCCGCTGTCGCTCCACCAGCGGTAGGAAGTTCGCATTCCACGGTGCATTGGAAATCCTGCGACGCGGAGTAGTTGTGGGTGACGGTCCGCGCGAACCACCGGCCATCGACACCGGCTCGAATACCCGACGCCTGCACGAAGGAACCTCCGGACGCGGCAGGATCGCCCTTGATCGTGAAGTTGGCGGTCGCCTCAGCGCGCTTTAGCTCGTTGGCTTGCGCTGTCGCCGCCAGCTTAGCCTCGGACGCGCTCTGAAACGGTGATCGCATCAGGTAGGGCGGCCCTTCGGACCCGCCCGGCACCATCTCCACCATCCGCTTGTTCTTGCGGCGGTCGTACCAAGTCGCCTCAACCGAGCTGTGTTTCGGCGCATCCTGCATAGAGACCTGATACGAAATCAGATTGACGCCCTTGGCGATGAAGATCGTAGGCATGGCTGCGCCGCTGACAGCCATGCCAGATCCGCGCTCGACAACAACCAGGCGTCCACTCTTGACTGCAACGGCGGCGTCGAGCCGCCGACCAAGACGCGACGCGAACTCAATGTACTCTTCCTCGCCCTTCGCGACATACTCGTTTGGGATGCTCGCGATCGATCCGGCTATGGAAAGCGACCAGCCGCCTTGGCTGGCTATCTCGGCGAATACATCTCCGAAGGTCGGGTACTCCTCCTTGCGGTAGTCCTTTGGCTCCTTTCGCTTACCGTTCTGCTTGGCGGCGAGAGCCTGGGCAGAGATGGAAATCTGCTGCGGGAAGCCGGAAAGCGTGATCTGGTCGACGATGAACACGCCATAGTCGCGGACGGCACCGCCCTTGTATCCGCCGCGCGGCAGCAATGCCGCGCCGGTCGGCGGCACATTGACGCTGCCGTTGATGTCGTCGACCGTGATCTGCAGCGAGTCGGCGTTGAGTCCGTCGCCATCGGTAATCGACATCGACATGCCACCGCCGCGCAGCTTGCCGGTGATGTCGTCGCCGGCGCCGGTGAAGATGCTGAAGGTAGGGACGGGCATCAGAAGCCGAGCGATACCGAAAAGGGACCGGCAGAGAAGCTGGTGGAGAAGCCGAAACCCGCGCTTCCAACGCCAATGCCTTCGCCCACGCCACCGACATAGTAGGTCAGCGAGAGCGACACAGTTACGGTTTGCTGTATCCCGCCTGGCGCAAAATCTGCGCTATCGGCGTCGATCGAAGTGCCGATCCATCGCCGCCAATTTCGCCCGACCGCATCAACGAGGATAAGCGGGACTTGCTGACGAACAGCCTCTTGTACACCCGCGAGCTGTGCCAACCCCCTACCGTTGAGGTGCAACGGATGGAATGTGCTTTTGAGCGTGATCGTTTCTTCGTCGGGACCAAGAAGGTGCGTCGGCGGGCGAGCACCGATCACCTGCTGCGACGAGACGCGGGATTTAACGTTGTGTGCGAGCTGCTCGACCGAATAGTTCGGCACCGTGAAGCGGAAGGGACCCCAACCCATAAGCATGGTGGTCAGCCAAACTCGTATCTCGGCCGGCCATCAAGGTTCGTCTGCCGAGAGCGCATCAGTTGGAAGTCGAGCTTGTGCATGAGTTTCCGTATGATCTCGTCGGAATTTCCACCGCTGATACTGATGTGGTTCGTGATGCTGATCCCGCCGCCTTTCCCTAGGGCGTGGTTGGGTGTGATCGTACCGCTGCTGCCGGGCGAGAAGATCTCGGGGCCTTCCTCACCGACGAGATAGTTCATACCTCGGGATACAGGACCGCCGCCGGCGCGCGGGCCGCCGAACTTGGACAGGCCGGGCGTCGGCGCGGCGGCGCCGCCGCCGGTGATACCGCCGAGCATTGCGCGCAGTGTGCTTGCCTTCCGTATAGCGGCGTCGATGTAGGATGAATTCACGACAGGAGTAGCCTCAATGCTGAGGTTCTCCTGCACTTTCTGTCCTGCTGCCTGGCTCTCATTGACCAGCCTGTTGAAGATCGCCACGCCTTCGGCCGTAGTCGGCAATTCCCACATCGGATTGACGGCCTTCGGCTGCCAGTTCGACTTGCCGGAACGCTGCGCGTCATCAGGGCCGTCCGGCACAAACCGGCTCCGCGCCGCGAGGTTCTTCCGGCGCGTTTCCTCCATCCAGTCGGCGAGGGCGCTGTTCCGCTGCTTCGGCGGTTTGGTGTGCCAGACCCCGCCCTCGTAATCCTTGAGCAGGTACATGAGGCCGCCGAGCAGTGCGCCACCGCCGAGGATGCCGAGCCCGAAGCCCTTCCCCTTGCCGACGCCGAGAAGCCGACCGAGCAGCCCGCCGCCGGCGGCCGCCGCACCCTTGCCGCCACCGCCGCCGGCGAGGCCCAGCAGCGCGCCGAGTACCGACGCGCCGGCCTTTGCTCCCGACAAGGCAAGCAACGCGCCTGCCATGCTGCGGATCGCGGCGGCGGCCATGCCGATGCCGGCGGCCGCCACGACAAATCCTGCACCGTAACCCCACATCTGGCCCGCAAACTCACCGAACGCCTTGCCAGCATCGCTGTTGAGGAAGTCGATGAGCGGCTGCATCGCTCCGGAGAAGGCCGATGCCTGCTCTGCGAGGTACTTCACGGCCGAGGCCATGTTGCTGAAGGCGGTGCCGACGCCCTCGATGAAGCCCTGCATGCCTTTCGTGTTATATAGGCGCAGGATCGCATCGACGATGCTGTTGATGCCTTCGGCTGTGCCGCTGCCGATCCCGGCGAAGAATTTCGACCAGCTCGCGTCGAACTTGATTGACTCGCCGGAGAACGCAGCCTTGAGCCGTTCGAAGGCGCTCGCCGCACCGTCGAGAATCTGAGGGTCTAGCTTGTCGAGGAAGCCGCTAGCGAAGGCCGTCAGCGACCGAGTGACGAAATCCCAGTTGTGATACGCCAGCGCGCCGAGCGCGCCGGCGACGATCGTCAGCGGGTTTGCCATGAAGGCGAGGGAGGAGGCGACGCCGGAAATGGCCAGCCCCAGCGGAGCCATGGCGGCGAGCGCGAGAGCCGCGTAGCCCGAGAAGCGCAGAATATCGGGATTGGTATCGGCGAGGTCGGTTATGGCGTCGGCCAGCTTGTTGAATCCGGTGGTGGCCTGCTCAAGGAGCCCCGACTTGCCGAACGCGATGGACATCGCCTCGATGGACGCGGTGAACTGGTTCCAGGCCTTCACGATGCCCTGCATCATGATCTCGCGCATCTTGCGCGCAGTGCCGATCGCCTCGCCTTCGGTGGCGTCGAGGTAGTGCTTCAGGATGTCGAGATCAATCGCCTGCATCTTGGATGCGTGGTGCAGGCCGAAGATCGCGGCGTAGTCGGCGACGCCGGCACCCTTGTCACGAAGCGCCTTGAGGACGCCATAGAGGTCGATCTCTGAGACGCCGGCGGTGAGCGCGCTCTGGATCGTGTCCGCGATGAGCGTGCGGTCCTGACCTGTGGTGCCACCGAGCTCGGCACCGAAGGCGTCGATGATGGCGTTGGCCAGCTTCGCCGGCGATTTCCTCAGCCGAGGATTCGCGATCAGCCGAGCGAGTTCGGCCTCTATGCCCTCGGCGGAAAAACCGGCCGCCTCCAGCGCTGCGGCAACGGTGTCGCCGGTCGCGTTGCCCATCTTCTTGCCGACGAAGTCTTCCGGATTAATGCCGAGTCGGGCGAACGCTTCGCGCGCCTTTGGGCTCGGCGCGGCCACGCGCACCGGAGCCGCGCGCAATCCCGTGCCGGCGGAAGATCCGTATATGCCGGCCTTGGCAAGAGCGATCTGCCAGGCCATCGTTTCGCCCGGCTTCATCCCGATGGCGGCGGCGACCGGGTTGAAGTATTTGCCGGAAGTCGTGAAATCCTCCAGCGTAGCGCCGGCGGTTTCCTTCATCGCATAGGCGAACAGATCGGCCATGCGAATGGACGATTTCATCGTCGCATTCATGTCCTCCATCGCCATCTTCTGTGCGACCATGGCGTTCACGATCGCGGTCGAGGCCTGCGAGATCGGCACATCCATCGCCTGCGCGGTATCGAGGATGCCGTTCAGGGAGCCGATGGTCTGCTCATAGGAGAGGCCGGACCTCAGAATTTCGTTAGCGCCCTCGACGATCTCGCTCGCAGTCGCCGCGTAGTCGTAGTTCAGCTTGACCGCATGCTTCAGCAAATTGCTTCTCTGCTGAAGGCTGAGGTCGCCAGCGGCCTGTCCCTTGTTCAGGTTCTTCTCAAGGTCGTAGACGCTGCGCGCCACCTGCGCCAGCCCGATGGAAAGACCGGCCGACATGGCGGTCATGTCCGTCACGCGCCGGCGCATGTCGCGTGCCATCGTTCCGAGGGCGCGGGATGGCAACATGGCCATCGATGTGAAGCCGACGACGGTCTTGTTCAGCGCACCAAGCGACGCGGAGATCGCCCGACCAGGCCCGCTGACCTGATCGACCAGCCGCATGATCAGGCGGGCTTCTTTACTTGCCACCGAAGAGACCTTTCACGAGACCGTTGACGCGCATCTTCTCGCGGTGCTGAAAGATCTTGCAGGCCTGCGGATACCAGACCTTCAGGAGCTCATGGAACTCCATATCCATCAGCGTTTCGTACGAGAAATTGAGCTCCGCCGCGACCATGGCGGAGTATTCCGGGAACTCTAGGAAGTGCTCGCCCCAGATTCGGATGTCTCGGATGTGTCCGAGGATTCTGTCGGTTCCGCCGCCAGCTCCGCCGCCTTCGCCAGCATCTTCTCCGGCAAAAAAGCGTAGGTCGCCGCCACCGCCTCCGCGTAGTCTTCGGCGTCGAGCGCCTGTATCACGGCAATCGGGATACCGGACATGCAGTGCAGGACAATATCGTCATCGTCGTGCTTGCCCCGCAATGCCTGCATCGTCCGAAACGCCTTGCCGCGCAGACGGCCGACGGTGATCTCCCTGTATTCGACACCGTCATACTCAAGCGGCCACTGAAGCGGGATCGTCTTGGAGCCGGCTTCCCGCAGAAAGCGGGGAGGGGCCTTCGGCGCCATGGTCTCAGCCGCTCCCGGCTGCTCGCCAATCGGCTTGCCGTTCGCGTCGAGCTTCACGGCCTTGATTACCTTATCAGCCATGCTCGCCCCCTCAGTAGCCAAGAGCCTGGTTGATGCCTGCGAGCTCGTCGACACCATTGACTATGCGCTTCGGAGGCCAAGCCTGAATCTCATGGATCAGGTCAGACCCCGCCTCGTAGCGATAGTAGATGATGCCGTTGAGGATGAACTGGAGACCGGACTGTTCTCCCCGCTTCCACTCGTCGCGGGACCCGAAGTTCGGACAGCCTTCGACAATGCCGATGTGGGTGACGTAGCCGCCCGAAGGTTCGTCGAGCACGGCGCCGCGGAAAGTGACCCTGCTGGTGCGGCCAGGCCCCTTTGCCATGAGTTTCATGATATCCGGGCTGTGACCCAGCATCTTTACCGTGGCCTCAAGCGCTTCCAGCGCGGCCATCGGCTGGTTAACACCGAGGTCCATGCCGCCGCCCCGGTATTCCTGAGTGAGCGGCGTTGGGTTCGGAAGCTCGATGGTGTCGGTGTCGTAGCCAAAGTCGCTACCACCAATGGACATGGTGAAGCCCTGCAGAATATGGCGCATGGCGCTCTGCTCCTAGAAGTCGATGATGGCGAGGGGTTAGACGTTGCGGCCAGCGAGGCGCGCGATCTCGCGAACCGCCTGGTCTGCGAGGACTTCGTAGTAGCCAGTGTTCCGGCTGAAGACGAAGGTGATGTGCTCGATCGGGGCCGGGGCCTCGGCGTCGTAGCTCACGTACAGGTGGCCGGCAGCCCAGGTCTCCTTCGTATTGAGCT